TTAGTAACACATTTCTTTTTCCATGTATTCTTTCAAAAGTTTACCGTATTCTAAGACGTTATCCATACGTTTATCAACATCGGTTGAAGCATTGGCTAATTTGTCTATTACAGGGTGAATATAACCTTGTGTTACTTTTTCGCTTCCGTGTCCTACAATTTTATCTAATATTTCTATTTCCTCATTTAAGCTCACGAATGTATGACGCAGTTCATGAAGTGTATCAACTTCAAATTTGTGATATGCTGCATATTTTTTAAATCTGTCATATACATACCTAGGACTTACAAAGTTACCATACTCATTAGGAAATATATATTCTGAGCTAATACCTAGACTTTTTACAAGTTTTCGCTGGTCTTTAAGGATTTTGAGAGCAGTTTCTGATAATACCTCATATCTCTCCGCACGTTTATTTTTTCCTTTTGTAACCTGTTTTAAGCGGTTTATGGACTCATCAATTTTTATGTATGTATTGTTGTTAATATTAATGATTTTTTTCTTTTTGTATGGTATTATTTTACCTGAGAGGATATCATCTTCCTTAAGTGCGACGGTTTCGCCCCTGCGAAAGCCTGTGACGACAATAAATCTATATAGGTATATAAATCTATCCTCTATTATTTTACCGCAATATGTCGTTGTAGGGTCCGTAAAAAGAGTATATATTTCATCGGGTTGTAAAGAACCTTTTTCACACACAGGGGCTTTATCGTTCACTTCAAGATTATCTTTGTTTAATGTTAATCTTGTCATATCATTATTATTTAAAAACTTGACAAAATTAATTGCCAGTTCCTGAGCTGTTACCATATACCTATAAGCTCGCCCTGCTTCGTTCATATTATCGAGAATATCCTGAAAATGTATTACTTTAAGTTTTCCAACTTTCTTATCTCCTATAACAGGAATAAACCACTTATTGAATAATGACTTTATATTTCTGCTTCTTTCTGTATCTTTTTTATACCTCTTTTCGATATATTTTTCTATAGCGACGGAAGTCATTGTTGTTTCATCGGTAGTACGTTCTTCTAACCATTTATCAGCTTTAGCATTAGCTATACGCTGACCTTTTTTAGTTGGTTCAGAACATGTAAACCTTCGTCTGTCTCCGTCTCTCTGTACTGTTATAATCCACTTTTTTTGTGTTTCCGACCAACTGGCGGTGTTTGTTCTTGTGTCTTTCATTGTCTATGCTCCTTTAAATTAGCGGGGTAGCTTAATTTAATAAAATCTAGGAACTAAGTGGATAAAAAAAATACATTCTATTTGGTTTGACAAATAAGAATGTATTAAATATAATATAAATAGGTGTGAGTGTTTCATTATATTATATTTAATGCACTCTTTGAACTCCGAACGACTGCAATCGCTCGGGGTTCTTTTTATTATAGACCTAATAATTCTTTTTTCTTTGTATCAAATTCTTCTTGAGTTATTGCTCCAATATCAAATAATTCTTTTAATTGTTTTATTTGTTCCATTGGATTATTTGGTTCTTCTTGTTCTTGAACATTTTGATTATTTAATATTAAATCCAATAAAGACATTATATCACTTGCACGTTTTTCGTTTTTACACTTAATTTTTTGTGAAGGGTTTTTTTCATCGTTAATTGAAATTCTTAAAATTAAATTTGTTTTAGATACAGATTTACCTTTCTTTTTTCCTGTTCCTGCACCGACAACACTACCCACAGGACCTGCAACCATAAAACCAGCTGTGGCACGACCTACAGTGCTTATTATACCTTTTTTTGATTTTGATTTAATTTTGGTTTTACCCTCCATTAATTCATAATTAATTAGGTCTTCATAGTTATACCATTTATTAGGATATATGAATTTAAACTTTTTATTGTCAATATCAACTGTTAAATCCCCAGCATTCATATAATTTTCAGTTGGCTTCTCAGTTGCTGTAAAACTTTCTTTTACACCCTCTTTCATTCCTTGTGCAAAATCGCTCATTGCTTTTTTAAACATATCTTTCATTGTTTATATCCTTTCTCCTTTAATTTCAAAATGTTAATTTAATATTTATTATTATAATCATCTATAAATTCTTGGAATGCTTTATGTACTTCTCGTTCTAATGCTAATGTGTCATATTTATTAAGTTCTTCATATGTTGCCATGCTTTTAGCTCGTATTTTTGCCGCCGAATATGAAATATCACATATCATCATTATATCGTTTGTTTTTATTGCATTACAACAGTGCAATACTATTGCCGGTGCTAATAATAATATCGCGAACTTATTAGCTTCAGCTTCTCTCTCTTTCACTGTCATCATACTTTTTTTATAGTTGTGTTTTAATACTAGATGACCTATTTCATGTGCTATAGCGTATCTCACGCGGGCATTTGGGTATATGTTATCATTGTAAAATATGTATACCTCATTGAATATTTTAGTTGTAAATGCTACTTTGCCTTTTACCATTTGAGGTGTAATTAAATCCATGTTGAAACCGTATGTATAATTATATAGGTTGATTTTAACTTTGGGCTTTCTGCTTAAATTTCTGCATAATTCAAATAGGTCAACTGGTAGGGATTTGACTTTTCCCCCGATTAATGTTTTCCATACGTAGTCTCTGATGTTTTTGTAGTTTTCTAGTTCCATGTTTTGGTGTCTCCTTAGATGTTAAATTCACTTTAAATTTTACATCTGGGACACCTCTATTTTTCATGGTAAGTTATGGTAATTTGTGTTATAGATTTTTGATGAGTTTAATAGCTTCTTCTCTTGAAATGTTGTGTCTTTTCATAACTCTTTTTATGACACCCTCTTCGTATTCCTTTTGTTTTCTAATATCTTCATCTATGGACTCTTGCATTTTTTTATCTGCTATTTTAAACTTTTCGATATCTGCAATCATCGTTTCATCTTCTGTAGCTCCGTATGCTGCTACATCAGTTTTAATATATCTTTCGCCTTTATATTCATACTCATTTTCAGCAACTTTTAAATGTGTATTGTTTTCTATCTTGTATACTGGGGTACTTTCTTTGACAGTGTCGGTGTGATTTAGTTTACCGTCTATATATCCTATTACCTCATATTGTTGTTGCTCGTTTAATTGCCTGAATTTATTTATTAATGCTTTTTCTTGGTTTGATAGTTCGATATTTTTATTATGGTCTTCGTCTAACCACCCCATTAAATATGCTGGAGATGTATTTAAAACTTTTGCAAATTCCATTAATTTAGATTGAGAAATATCATTTATTCCTTTTTCTATTTTATTTATTGTACTTTTAGATTTATAGCCTAATTTTTTTGCAAGTTCATCTTGAGTTAAATTTAAAGAGTTTCTTTTAAATTTAATTCTTTCTCCAACTGTTTTCATTTTTTATTAATCCTTACTTTTTATTATATAATACCACTTAATAGATAGAAAATCAACTTTTTTTTAAAGAATTAAAAAAAATAGTTGACTTTTTATCAACTATCATATATTATAATATTAAGTTGATAAATAATCAACCAACAACAAAGAAAGGAGTATATGTATGACAAATTCAAATGAACTTTTAAAAATTATTAAAAATAGTGGTCTAAAAAAAGGATACATAGCTGAAAAAATGGGAATTTGTTTATCAACCTTTTCAAGAAAAGTTAATAATAAAGTAGAATTTAATACTAAACAAATATCATCATTATGTGAAATTTTACATATTAATGATGATGAAAGAAATAAAATTTTTTTTACAAATTAAGTAGATTATTAATCTACTAGCAACAACAGCCGAACATTGAGAGTTAAAACGTGGGCAGAAATACATAGTAGCAAGGCTACAAAAATCATCGTTTCACTGCCATAAATGATTGTGTGAAAAAAAATAAACCATATTTCCTTTTAAAATAAATTTTATATATTTTTTCTGCCCGCATTTTAGCCCTCAATGAGAGGGGAAAAGAAAGGAGGTAGTTATAAGTGAGACCATACATGGAATATCGGTATCATTTAGACCGAAAGAACAAAAATCAAGCAGACGTTGCAAAAGCAATTAACAGGGGAAGCGACTATGTAAGTAAGAGATTTTCGGGCAAGAGAGATTTTACTATAAGCGAAGGTATTAAGTTACTTGATCTTGTTGAATTACCGCACGAAGTATTGCATTTGATATTTTCGGAAGAAGAAAAAAAAGGTATATGTAATGAAGAAATACACTGCAAATTAGCGCTATTAAGAAAGCATTAAATATAACTAGGGGTAGCTTAATTTAATAAAATTTAGAAACTAATTTGAGTGTAAAAAATTATAAGGAGGTAAAGAGATGAAAAAACAAGATTTATACAATGGCGATATTGTTCAATTACGTGATGGTGAAAAATACATAGTATTAAAAAATGCAAATTTTTTTAATACGTTTGATGATGTATTGATAGGTTTGGAAACTGGTTTAAATTGTCCGTTAAATGAGTATGATGATGATTTATATATAAAACCTAGAGGACTTTCAACATTAGATATCGTAAAAGTGTGTTCATGTGAATATGTTGGCTATAACATACAGAAACACATTATAGGTAATGATACCGAGGATTTATGGACATGGGAGAGAGAAGATGATGAAGCATAAAAAAAGAACCGCCAAAGTCCTCACGACAAAAGGCAGTTCAAATAAAAATACTATCAACAAAACATTAGCATTTTTTAAAGTTTTTGTCAATAGCGATTATTTTATTCCGTTGGTTATGAGCGTATTATTTCTTATTCTGATGAGAATAGCCGTATTGACTGGACGATTAATTGCACTTGTAAATGTATAAAACTTAAAGGAGCAAAGATGGAAAAAGGAATAAATTACTTTCCTTTAGAAGTACATCTTAATGACAAGGTCGGACTTATAGAGGCGGAGTTCGGTTTAAATGGGTTTGCGGTAGTCGTTAAGCTATACCAAAAGATTTACGGGTCGCTTGGTTATTACTGTGAATGGAACGAAGAGGTTGCGTTATTGTTCAGTAAATCAATAAACATGGGTGGTAACGTTGTTTCTGAAATAATTAAACAGTGCCTTAACAGAGATATTTTTGATAAAACCTTGTTTGATAAATATGGGATTTTAACATCAAAAGGAATACAGGAAAGGTATTTTGAAATTGTTAAAAGACGTAAAAATGTCGAGGTTGTTCATGAGTACCTTTTAGTTAAAATCGACCAAAAATACAAAATTGTATACAAAAACAAAGAAAATGTATACAAAAATGAAAAAGATGTAAACATTTCTAAACAAAGTAAAGTAAAGGAAAGTAAAGTAAAGGAAAGTAAAAGAAAGTACGGCGAGTATAAGCACGTGTTATTAACAGATAAAGAAATCAAAAGCTTAAAAAGTAAATTAGGGGAGGATATGTTGAAGACTTGCGTGATATTTCTTGATGAATATATAGAGATGAAAGGTTATAAAGCCAAAAGCCATAATCTAGCAATTCAAAAATGGGTTGTAGATGCAGTCAAGGAAGAAATGATAAGAAAAGAAAAAATAAGCAAACACTACGGAGTAAATAATAAAAAAGAAACTATTCAAAGTGATATTGATTATGAATATTACAACGAAGAAGATATTGAAAAGATGATGAGTGAAAATTAAAACAAAAAATAATATTAAAAAGAGGTTTATGGGAGGATATAAAACATGTCAAAAAAATTAGATTGGATAATAAAACAGAAGTATGTAACAAAAAAAGATATAAGTTTTAACAGGTGTGTAAATAAAAATAGAGAATACGTAAGTTTAACAATGAGAAACAATGTATCTAAAACAATAGCACCTACAGGGTATGTAATCTTTGCTATAGACGGCGAAAGAGTTTATTTCAGTGAAGCTACGAAAGAAATAGGATATAAATTATCAGATAAGGGAATTTCGGGTTCAGTATCAACACAAATTTATAATGATGATTTTACAAAATTCATTCGATATCATGCAGGTGATTATAACATAGAATATGATTTTAAAAATAAACTGTATTTCGTTGATACAGAGTAACACAGAGGTTATACAAATGAAAATAATGAGTAATAAGAAATACAATTCACTGACAAATTATATCGTACAGTGTGATGAAGAAAGAAAGATTTTAAAAGCCCATAACAGAGAATTGGAAAAACAGTTGAAACATATAGAGAACTATTTAGATGAATATAAAAAATTAATACATAAAACTATTTTAGACATAAAAGACGGTGAGGAGATACCTTTTGATGAGGATTTTACGGCGGAGGTAGATTTAAATGATATGTAGGGAATGTGGTTATAAATTTCAAAATGGTGATTGGTATTTTGATACTGATGACGGTGTGGTATGTGAAATGTGTATTGATGATTATTTATATGATTTGAAATGGGATATGAAAGAAGAATATGATGAATTGGAGGAATACTAATGAGTTTATATAAGATAAAAGAAGAATTAAAAGAAAAATACGATGAATTGATAGACCCCGAAACAGGGGAAATAAACGAAGACGTATACGCCGATATAATGCAGTTGACTACGGAGCGTGAGGAAAAACTGGAAAATACAGTATTATACATAAAAAATCAAGAGAGTGATATTAAAGGCTTAAAAGACGAAAAAAAGAAATTGGAACAGAGGATAAAAACAAAAGAAAACTCGATAAGTTATTTAAAAGAGATTTTATCCAATGAGCTTAAAGGTGCAAAATTTGAAACAGCTAAAGCGGTAGTTTCATTTAGAAAAAGCGAAGTCGTAAAAGTTGATGATGAGTTTATCAAGTATGCAAAAACACATGGATATTTGGATTTGGTAAACGTAAAAGTAACGGAAACTGTAAATAAAGCGGAATTGAAAAAGTTACTAAAAGCAGGAGAAAAAATACAATTTTGCAGTTTAGAAGAAAAACAAAATATACAGATTAAATAGGAGATCAGATATGGATATTTGTCTTATTGCAAGAGTTAAATTAAAAGAAAGTTTTTGTGAAGATTTTACAGAAAAGATATATGACTTCAAGTGTTATGACGAAAATGTAGATATTGATGACTTGGTGCTTGTTGATACACAATACGGTGTGGCAGTTGGAAAAGTTGTAAATTTTAGGTTGGATGGTAGTAATGCAAAAAAAGAAGTTATATGTAAATGTGACACAACAGATTTTAATTTTAGGAAAAATAAAAGAGAAGAATTGAAAACATTAAAAGAAAAAATGGATATGAAAGTAAAGAATTTACAAGAGTTGGCAGTATATGAAATGCTAAGTAAAGAAGATAAAGAACTTTCGGATTTATTGGATAAATATAAAGAAATATATAAAGATTTAAAGGAGTAAAAACATGGCAATACCAGTATTGATTATAGGAAAAAGCGGAACAGGTAAAAGCACAAGTTTAAGAAATTTCAATAAAGAAGATGTAGGAATAATTAATGTTTTAGGTAAACCGCTGCCGTTTAAGAATGAGTTGAATGTTACCAATACAGATAATTATAACAAAATACAGATGTTAATACATAAGGCACAAGCACCGTCAATCGTTATAGACGATGCGGGATATTTAATAACAAATTATTTCATGAAAGGTCATACTCAGAATAAAAAAGATATTTTTAATTTTTATAACAACCTAGCTGATGAGTTTTGGAGATTAATAATGTTCGTATGTTCGGAGATACCAAATGACAAAATCGTATATTTCTTAATGCACGAAGATAGTAACGATTTTGGAGAAATAAAGCCTAAGACGATAGGGAAGATGTTAGATGACAAAGTATGTGTTGAAGGTATGTTTACTATATGTTTAAGGACTTCGAGGATAAACGGAGAGTATAAGTTTTTAACAAAAACCAACGGTATGGACGTATGTAAAACACCGTACGGAATGTTCGAAGAAGAAACGATAGATAATGATTTAAAGTTGGTTGACGATACAATAAGAAATTTTTACGGATTAAAGAAAATAGAAGAGGGGAAATAAATGAAATATTTTATATTTTACAACTGTTTTGGATATTTCAAAAGTGGTATCGGTAATGGTTTTATAAACCTAGATAATGAAATAACTGAAAAAGATATCAAGGATATAGAAAAATATTTAAAAAATAAATATCATCACAAAAATGTAGTAATAACAAATTTTATAAAAATAGGAGAGTAAGAAAATGAGTTTATTAGGAAATTGGGAAGAAACAAAGGCAATCAAAAGAGGAGAAAACGAACAATTACCGTCAGGGGGCTATATCATAGAAATAATGCAAGCATACGAAAACGAAACAGCGAGCGGGAAAAGTTTAAAAATATCATTCGATATTGTACAAGGCGAATATGCAGGATTTTATATGAAAAAGTATAAGAAGAGATACGATAAGGAAGAGCAATGGAAAGGTAATTATTTCATGTTCTATCCGAAAGACAATGATGATATATATACACGTGGAATTTTAAAAGGAAATATCAATGCCATAGAAAAATCAAATACAGGTATAAAGTTGATACCGACATTTGACGGTAACGGATTTACAAGTCAAAGTATAAAAGATTTAGAGGGTAAATTAGTCGGTGCGGTAATGTATGAAAAAGAATGGGAGATGAACGGTCGTACAGGGTTTTATACAACCGTATCACACTTAGAGACCGTGGAAGATATCAAAAACGGTAATTATAAAGTACCCGAAAAGAAACTGTTAAAAAGGGACGATAAACAAGCAGATAATGAGTTCGGTGTACCTATGGACGGGTTCAATGAAATAGACGACGATGATATGCCCTTTTAGCGGTGAACAAATAAAATTAATAGATATAAAAAATAAAGTCATATACGGTGATTATTTATAGGAGGATATAATGGGAGATTTTAACGATATTGTCAACATGCAACATCTGAATAATGCATTACAGCAATCCATAAAAATGCTGAAACAAACAGGTAAAGAATATGCCGGTAAAGAAATGGAATATAAAATGGCATTAAATAAAAAAGCATTAAGGCTAAGAGAAGAAAAGGATATGCCTGTAACATTGATAAATCAGGTTATTTATGGCTATGAAGATATAGCAAAAAAAAGATTTGAAAGAGACGTAGCGGAAGCTATATATAAAGCGAACCAAGAGGCAATAAATAGCTATAAATTGCAAATTAGGATATTAGACAATCAAATAGGCAGAGAATGGGGCAGTAATGCGTAGTATATTGCAGGACGAAAAAGAGTGTTTTCTCACGGGTTCGACAATTAATCTTGAAGAACATCATATTTTCTACGGACGAGGGAAAAGAAAATTAAGTGAGAAATATGGATTAAAAGTATGGTTACGAGCGGATTTTCATAGAGAGTCCCCGTACAGTGTACATAAAAATCCCAATAAAGATATTGATTTGAGATTGAAAAAATTAGGTCAGAGGGTATTTGAAACACGATACCCCGACCTAGATTTTTTAGAAATATTCGGAAGGAATTATATATGAATAAAAGAGATATAAAAATTGAATTATATAACGACCATTTCCAAAATTTCAAACGATATAACATTCCCAAGGCACAGTTGATAATTGCGGATATTCCATACAATTTAGGCAAAAACGCATATGCAAGCAGTACGGAATGGTATAACGACGGAGATAATAAAAACGGAGAAAGTGAAAAGGCAAACACAGAATTTTTTGATACCGACAAGGATTTTAGGATAGCGGAATATATGCACTTCTGCTCAAAAATGTTAAAAAAAGAGCCTAAAGGAAAAGTAAAAAGGGGTGAACAAAAAAGCCCCGCAATGATTGTATTTTGTTCATTTGAGCAAATGCAAATGGTAATTGATTATGGCAAAAAGTACGGATTTAATCATAATATACCATTGGTATTTATTAAAAATTATTCATCACAGGTTTTAAAATCAAACATGAGAATCGTAGGAGCTACAGAGTATGCGTTGGTATTGTATCGTGAAAGGCTGCCGAAATTCAATAACAACGGAAGAATGATTTTTAACTGGATGAACTGGGAAAAAGATAATATCCCCAAAGTACACCCGACACAAAAGCCGTTACCTGTATTAAAAAAGCTGATAAGTATATTTACAGATGAATACGACACTGTAATAGACCCTGTGGCAGGGAGCGGAACAACATTAAGAGCATGTTCGGAAATGAACAGGAACGCATATGGTTTTGAAATAAAAAAAGATTTTTATAGGGCCGCAAAGGAAAAGATATTAAAAAACAGACAAATGAGCTTGATCGGTTTAGATAATTTTAAGCAAGAGGTTATATATGAATGAAACAACAAAATTAAACGACTATAGGGCAAATGAATGGTGCAAAAGCGGTAAACACTGTTCCAAATGTCAGCTAAGACGATATTGTAAAAAAGAAGATATTCAAATGGAGAAAGAGACAGTGAAAATTACATCAGAGCCGATAAAGAATAAGCTAAACAGGATATTTAATTTTTATGGTAAAAAACGTCAGTTACATAAATTAATCGAGGAAATGGCAGAACTTATAACCGCAATAGAAAAAGACGATAAAGAGAACATCACAGAAGAACTGGCGGACGTTTGGGTTTTGATGTTACAGATTAAATTAAATATGTCAAACAAAGAAACTAATAAATTCAATCAAGCAGTAATAGAAAAAATAGACAGGCAGATTGAACGTATAAACGAAAAAATAGCAAGTAAATATTATGTTGATTAAGGGAGAATGACATGAATGTAACAAAAGAACAATTTAAAGCATATGAAGACGTTAGAAGAGGCGGGATAACTAACATGTGGGACGTTAAATTTGTAAGCGAATTATCAGGGTTAAACAGAGAAAAGATAGATTATATTATGGATAACTACGATAAACTATATGAAAAATATTTAGAGGATTAACACATGGATAGTCCTAGAAAATACATATATATAATTCCCGAAATACCGCCGTCAAATAATAAATTTATAGGCAGGACCAACAGGTGGGAGTACCAAAAGACAAAAAAGGAATGGTGTAATTACATTAATATTTTTTGTAATCCTAAACCAGTAGAACCTATAAAAAAAGCAATAGTAAATTTAATATATTTTTTCCCCGACAAAATAAAACGTGACCCCGACAATTACAGCGGAAAAATGATATTAGACGGGCTGGTACAAGTAGGAATTTTAAAAGATGATAATTTTGATTGTATAGATTTAAACATCAAAAAAGGCGGAGTGGATAAAGAAAATCCTAGGACGGAAATAATGATACAGGGGTGAGTAATGAATGAACGGAGACCTAATAACAAAAGAAACAAGAAATGATAGCTTTAAAAAGGTAGACAGAAAAACATTATATAAATACATATTAGACGTTTTAAAAAACGGTGGAGAATACACAGCTCACGAAGTAGCAGTCATTTTATATAACGATAACAAAATAAATTCAAGAAGCAGACAATCGGTAGCTCCACGATTAACAGAATTGAAACATAAAGGCAAAGTTGATGTTGTAGGAAAAAGGTTTGATAAATTAACCGAGCGTAAGGTTGCGGTTTATAGATTGGCGGTATTAAGATGACATCGGCACCCTGTAAAAACTGTCCCGACAGACATAAATCATGTTGGGATAATTGCAAAAAATACAAACAATTCAAAGAGGAAAAAGATAAAGAAAACCAAGCAATGAGACGTGATGAATGCGATGTATTCACTATAGGGCAGGTAATGAAAGTTAAGAGGAAAAGATAATAAGAAAGGAGAAGAGTTTTCCGGAAATAAAACAGCTGTTTCTCCTTTGAAGAATGAAAATGAACAAAGATAGAAAATATTATAAAACATACGAAGCACTACGTAACTATAGATATAAAACAGGAGAAGAGAAAGATATAATTACCGATTTTTTAAATACATTAGACGAAATAGAAAAAGAAGTAATTGATCTACATTTTTTTCATTTGTACCGATTAACGACTATTAGTAATAAAATGAAGTTCACAAGAGAATATACAGAAAGTATTAGAGATAGCGTGATTTTTAGATTATCTAAAATTCTACTTGAAGACGAGGAGATAAATGAAAATGAATAAAGTAAAAGAAATTATTAAATATGATAGGAACCACGATTACATATATTGAAATATTAAACATAAGAACAAAAGAAGATATTATAAATTTCGCTAAAGATAATAACCTCGTTATAGCGTTCGGATATAGTGATGATAATATCGAGTTTGAGGGTGCTATATATGATGAAATCGGAGTATGGGAAGAAGAAGATATTTATGTAACAAAAGATAAAGAGTTAATAAAAGATAATGAGGAAACAGAATGCGAAGATTGTAAATATAAAAAATATCATTTTGATAATTTACCAAAAGCAAAAATCCATGCAGTTTATAACGGACTATGGGAATTGGATATAGATATACCGCACGAAAAATTCACAATTGCAGATGATGACTTTAAGGGTAATGGATTGATATTTGCATTAGACGATATAGGAAATTTACGTTAATAGCAAAAGGATAAGAGGATAAAAATGATTAGATGTGGATTTTGTAAAAAAGGAATTGATGAAACAATGGAGGCAGAGTGGTCGGAATATTTCACCGAAATATTTTGTTGCCCCGACTGTGCAACTACATATTATTATAACATGGCAATGAGTAGACCACTAGAAGTAGAAGAAATAAGAGAAATTTTAAATAAGGAAGAAGAGGATTAGTCAATGGTAACAATAACAGGAACAAAAAAAGAAGTAGAACAAATTTTATCAGGTGTTTGTTCACATACAGATATAAACGGTAATTGTGTATGTGATGAAAATTGTATTCAATGTAAAGAAGGGTGTATTCAAGCATACGGTGTTGAACTTAAAATTACAAAACCTAAAAGGTGGAAGCCTAAAGAGGGAGATGATTATTATACCTTTTATGAAGAATATAAAGCTAGACCTTATATTGACCGTTTAATATGGAATTATAATATTGTGGACGAACGTAATTACGAATATGGACATGTATATAAAACCGAAGAAGAGGCACAAAACTCATTTATTGTATTTAAAACAATAAATGAAAATAAAATGACAATAGATGAGATTGATGGGTGGATAGCTGATGATGGTAGAAAACATATTTATTGTATTAAGCATGGTATTGGTTCAAATACAATTCAGATTGATTATGCACGATCAATACTAGAAGCTAATACTGATTATTTCAAAGATAAAGAAATAGCTCAAAAAGTAATAAATGAGTGTGGGAAAGAGGCATTGAAAAAGTATTATTTCAAGGTGGTGGATTAGATGAACACATATAAAATAGATAAAAAAGAAATAGAAGGAATGAATATAACTGAAACAGGTTATAAAGTCTTACATTACGATTTAAAGGGAAATTACGGAGATTTTAGGTATGGTGATGTGGACGAAAATATTTGCGGAAATATATATAAAGTAGATGGGGATATAAATTTATGTAATTGGGGGCTACATAGCAGTAAAGACCCTGCAAATGTATTTAATTTTTATGAGCCGTTAGGATATAACAGATATTTCAAAGTTAACTCATACGGAGATATTTTGCATAATGACGAAAAAACGGTCGCGTCTGTTATTGAGTTTGTTGATGAATATAATCTAATGGAATTTTTGGAAATAATAAAAGAATATCCTAGGTCTAACGGAGTAAATAAGTCTAACGGAGTAAGTTGGTCTAACGGAGTAAGTTGGTCTAACGGAGTAAATAAGTCTAACGGAATAAATTGGTCTGACGGAGTAAATAAGTCTAACGGAGTAAATAAGTCTAACGGAGTAAATAAGTCTTACGGAATAAATTGGTCTGACGGAATAAATTGGTCTGACGGAGTAAGTGAGTCTAACGGAGTAAGTGAGTCTAACGGAGTAAATAAGTCTAACGGAATAAATTGGTCTTACGGAGTAAATAAGTCTAACGGAGTAAATAAGTCTTACGGAATAAATTGGTCTAACGGAGTAAATAAGTCTAACGGAATAAATTGGTCTAACGGAGTAAATAAGTCTTACGGAATAAATTGGTCTTACGGAGTAAATAAGTCTAACGGAGTAAGTAGGTCTAACGGAGTAAGTTGGTCTGACGGAGTAAGTGAGTCTTACGGAGTAAGTGGTTGTAAAAGTATTAAACAGTGTATTTTCTGTTATGATATTGAGTGTGTAAAACATCACATATTTAATAAGCAGGTATCACAAAACAGATTTGAAGAAGTTTACAATGCTATAATGAATTATCAATTTGTTCCCTATTATACCAACATATATGATTTAAAAGGAAATTTAGAATGGTATCGGGTTAATTTACCGTTATTGTTTGAATATGATAAAAAGCAGGCTTGGTCGAAAATGCCGAGAGAAATGATAGATTATATCATCGGACTTCAGGAATTTGATAAAGATATATTTTATGATATAACAGGGATAAAAGTATAACTTATTATCAAACGTCTTAAAGGCTTAATATCTTTAATAAAAACATTATAAACAGGGGAATTAAGATGAATTATGAAAATAGAGATAAGAATAAATGCTATTGGGATGCAATTCACTTTTCAGGCAAAGAAAGTTATAACGGTTATGAAAATATAAAACGTATGTATTGTTCATGTGCCGAAAATAAAGAGTTATCTGGGTTTGCATATGAATTAGAAGAGTTTAAAGAAGATTTTAAATATTGTCCATTTTGTGGAGGGGAGATTGAATTTGAAACATATGATTAAGCATTTTAAGTTATGGAACCAATGGCGGAAAGTAAATTTGAACAGTAAATTTTATAAATTTATGGTTTTGATTAGGTTAGCAAATTCACCGTCATTTGAAATTTATTATAAATATACAAACATAAGTAACAAACCAAGGAGTAACAATGATAAAAAGATACAGAACTAAACCAGTAGAGATTGAGGCGGTACAGTGGACGGGCATTAATCCAAAAGAAATAGAAGATTTTACAATGCAGGATATAGTTCCGACATTACCAAAAAATGACCAAGTAGTTTTAGAATATAAGAGAAATCCATATTTAATAATACATACACTTGAAGGCGATATGAAAGCAGATAAAGGCGATTATATTATAAAAGGATTAAGAGGAGAATTTTACCCTTGTAAGCCTGATGTATTTGAGAAAAAATATGAAGAAATAAAACCGCCTAAATTTCAAGCTGAGTATGCTGAATGTAATATATGTGATAACTATCAACCGTCGCCATATTTAGATTATGCTAGTTGTATAGCAAGGGACGGAGAAGTATTATACGGCTATCCAAAACAAGACAAAAAGATACATTGCGGGAAATTTAAAACAAAAGAGGGGTACAAAATGGAATGATTGACATAGTATTCGGAACGATAACAATATTGATAGCTAAAACGATTATAGAATATTATTTCGGTATTAAAATCAGCGGTTGGTTAATAGTAGGGATTATGTTTATGTTATATACGCTCAAGGAGGCTAGGAATGACAAAAGATGAATTTTATAAGATATCCAATAAACTAAGAGATGAGAACTTAAAGTTATATAGGATTAACAGAAGATTAGCCCAAATAGAAAAGCAACAAGGTATAAAGGCTGGTATCGGTAGCGAGATACAAAGTAACAATAATAATAATCTACAAGAATGTTTATCAGATGAAAAGATAGATTTAGAAAAAGATAAACAGGAATTGGAAATTGTCATATCATACAACGAAAAAGAATTAAACAGATACATAAGTAAAGTTGATAATGAGGTATACAGGGATTTGTTATATTATAAATATATAAAAAATCTAAAGTGGTACGATATAGCCGATATTATAGGTTATACAATAGACCATACAAAGGGGTATGTTTTTAGACGGGCAAAAAAAGAATTATTTAAAACTTTTTAGAACTTAACACTGTTTAACACCCCTTAACACTGCTACAGTGTGATATAATGTAAAATGTAAAAAAGACAAAAAGGAAAGCCTCCTTTAAATATAATTTTTGAAAAGCACCTTAACGGGTGCTTTTTTTATGGAGAATTTGGGAAACGACAGCATAATAACGGTTTTGGGGTTTTCGGTGCTGAAATAATAGTATGATATTAATATGATTTAGTATGAATTTTGAAAGGCAACTGTGAAAGTTGTCTCTTTTTATCATAGTAAGAAAGAGTGATGATAAATGAAAGGATTGACAGAAAAGCAAATAAAATTTTGCATTGAGTATGCAAAGACCGGAAGTGCTGAAACATCAGCTATAGCAGCTGGATATTCAAAGAAGAGTGCTAAAAACTCAGCAACTAAAAATCTACAAAATACTGATGTAATAAATTATATAGAAAAATTAATAAAGGATATGAATAGTGACAAAATAGCTGATACAAAAGAGGTTTTAGAGTATTTAACATCAGTTATGCGTAGAGAAAAGACTGAGAGTGTAGTTGTTACCATTACTAACGAAGAAAGCAGGTATGAAGATGTTGGTAATGGAACATTTAAACAAGTAAAAGTTAAGACGGAAGTACCGGAAATAGTAGAAATACCTTCTAAACTTAGTGACGCAAATAGAGCAGCTGAGTTATTAGGTAAACGTTATGGCATATGGTCTGAAAAACTTGAAATTGAAAATAAAAACAGAGAAATAAAAGTTGAGTTAGTAGATGATTGAAAAAGTAAAAATAAGTAAAAAAGTATTTAATGAAGTGTATCTTCCTTATATAGATAACGAAGACAGACTTCTTATTTTCTATGGCGGTGCAGGGAGCGGTAAGAGCGTATTTGTGGTACAGAGGTATATATACAAAATACTTAATAATAAGTTATGCAATATATTAGTTGTTAGAAAAACGGGAGACACTAACAGGACCTCTACATTTTCGTTATTTAATCAGATCATTAATAACTGGAATATGAATGATATATTTAAAGTAAATAAAAGTGATATGAGTATTACCTGTAAGCCGAATGGTAATCAAATAATATTCAAGGGACTTGATAATGTAGAAAAAATTAAATCCGTTACATTTGCCAGTGGAGAGCTTACAGACGTGTGGATGGAAGAGGCAAGTGAAGATGAAGAAAATGATTATAAACAGCTTAACGTTCGTTTGAGAGGTGGAAAAAGTAAGAAACAGATAGTGATGAGCTTAAATCCAATAGATATAAATCATTGGATAAAACAAGACTTAATAGATACAGGAAAAGCTACATATCTTCACACTACTTATAAAGATAATAGGTTTATTGATGATGATTATAAGAGGGAGTTGGAGAGCTACAAGGATACGGACCCCTATTATTATAATGTTTATTGTTTGGGTCAATGGGGTACATTAGGCGAAAGTGTGTTTGATGTGAATGTTGTTAATGCACAGCTAGCAAAAAGAATACAGCCGATTAAAGTTGGTTACTTCTCTTATCTTTGGAACGGACTTAAAATTACACATATTAAATGGATAGATGACCCGACAGGATACATCAAGATATATAAGGACGTTAAAGACGGTATACCTTATGTTATTGGTGGGGATACTGCGGGAGACGGTTCTGATAGTTTTACTGCTCATGTAATAGATAACACAAACGGAGAGCAAGTATGTGTAATGAAAAATACATTTGATGAGGACTTATACGCACGTCAGATGTATTGTCTTGGGAAATATTATAATGATGCTCTTATAGGTATTGAAGATAATTACTCAAGTTATCCAAATAAAGAATTAGATAGGATAGGTTATATTAACTTATATGTGAGGGAGCGACAAGATACGTATTCTTATAAGCTTGTCAAAGTATTTGGTTTTAAAACAACTCAAGCGACTAGACCAGTTATAATTGCCAATTTAATAAAAATAGTCAGAGAAGAAGGAGAAAAGATAGTAGATAAAGGTACATTAGAAGAAATGCTGTCTTTTGTCAGAAATGAAAAAGGAAGAGCAGAAGCGGCATTAGGGGCTCATGATGATTTAGTAATGGGGCTTGCTATTGCATATCAAATAAGGACTCAGCAATCAATGGTAATAGACGCAAGATACAGGCAGAAAAAACATTATAATTTTGAATTTGAAAAACCGAAACAAACAACAATTAGCAGCGATATAGGGGAGAATATAGAGGTAATATAGGAGGAATTATGAATATAGAAATAATATTATTTATTATGTTGTTAGTATATAACGCAGGAATGGTGTATGCGGTACAAACAGCTTATAGCCGAGGTTTAGAAAATGGATATAAATTATCAAAAGGGAAAGAAGTAAAAGCACATGAATATAAAACAAAAGAAAGAGAACCGGATATAACACCGGTAGAAGAAAAGTATTTAGATAATTTACAAAAGAGCTGGTCTAATATTGATAACTATAACGGAACGGGAGAAGGTCAATTAGATATTGACTAAGTAATATAATGAGAAAAAAAGAAATGAAAGAACATACCAATGAATGGGAATTGCTAGAAAAAGGTAGAAATTATTTATCACGTAAAAATTTATATGCTAATACTAATTTAGCATTCAGATTTTTTAACGGTGATCAATGGCAGGGATTGAAGAAAGGGCTTGTAGAACCTATAACTCTTAATTTTTTAAAGCCTATCGTTAAATACAAGATAGGTGTGGTTAATGGTAACGGTTATGATATTACTTTCAATCCTAATAATTATAATGATCCGCGTTTCCAAGTTGAAATGTCTGATATATGTGATTCTCTTAATGAATATATAGCAATTTTGTGGGAAAATAAAAAAATAAATCAATATACAAGGACTATTGCAAAAGACGCTTGTATATGCGGAGAAGGGATTATTTATTTAAACTATGATATAAAAGAAGGAGAAATTATACCGGAACTGATAGATAATACTGAAATATATTACGAGAATGAAAATAGTGAAAATTTACAGGAAAACGATTATATAATAATTACTTCTAGAAGCAGTCTAAGAGAGATAAGAGAAGAGGCTGAGAGGAATAGAAAAGATGGGCTTAACAGTTTAACGGAAGAAGATATAAAAAAAATATGCGGAGATAATAAAACGGAATATCAAGCCGGAGATTATGCGAATGATGAAGTTAATGATATGGTAACTACCATATCATTTTTTAAAAAGAAAGACGGAACTGTATGGTTTTCTAAGGCTACGGAAACTTGTGTTATAGAAGATTTAAGAGATTTAGGACTTAAACGATATCCTATAGCCCACTTCGTTTGGGAAAGCGTTAAGGGTAGTGCTAGAGGTATGGGTGAAATCAATAAAGCAACTATTGCAAATCAAATAGAAGTTAATAAAACCGCAACAAGGGAAAGTGCGGCAATTACTATGACAGCATATCCCAAAATGGTAGTAAACAGAGATAGGATAGCTAATCCGACAGCCGTAAATAAGGTAGGAAGTGTTATATACACTAAGGATAAGACTGTAGAAGATGTGTCTAAAGTTATAGGATATATCAATGCGGTACCGTTAAGCTCTGACGCTCAGAATTTTAAGAATGAGCTTATTTCACATACAAGAGAACTTTCGGGAGCAGGTGACCAGCTAACAGGTAATATTAATCCTGAAAGAGCTTCGGGACAAGCAATTTTGGCAGTTCAGCAGCAGGGAGAACAGACAATGACCGAACAGCTGATAAGATTCAAAGATTTTTTAGAAGATATAGCTAATATTGTATTTGAAATGTGGAAAGTATATACGGACAAAAAAGGAAAGACAATAATAACAAAAGAAGATATAGAAAGTATTAAAGAAGAACAACCGACAGTGCCGGAAGGAGTAGATTATTCTAATCCTTACTCCGAAAAAACCATTGAAGAAACGGAAGAAAAAAGACAAGCTGATTTTGATGAGCGTATTATTAACAATAGAGTAGGTAACGGAAATGAGCTGATAGATTTAGAAAAGTCACAAGGAGATGTAAAGAAAAAAGAAATATACATATCTAAGGTTATTCCAAAAGAAATAATTGAAAAGTTGGAAGTTAATGTAAAAGTTGATGTCACGCCAAATACACCGTTTGACAAGTACGCTTATCAGCAGAGTATGGACACATTATTACAATCGGGAGTGATAGACCTTGAAGAGTGGATAATGGGATTAAAGCCAGATTCAGCGATACCAAGACAGCCATTCTTTGATTTATTACAAAGAAGAAAAGAAAAAGAAACTCAGATTAATATATTAGACCAAGAAGCTGAAAAGAAAAAAGCTGAAATGGACGCTAATATTGAGCAGGCTGAACAACAGGCAGATGCTCAGGCATTACAGCAGCAAGGGGAAAACAAACAGTTGTTTTATCAAGATGTAACAAAATAAAAGTAAATAGATGTAATAAAAAGCCCTTTTTATAGGTGCTTTTTTTTATACAAAATTGCCGACGGGCATAAAGCGGGATTATAGCCGACGGGCTTTAAACGGAATTATAGCCGACGGGCTTTAAACGGGAGAAATTAAAAATGGCATATGAAGAATATGAACAAAATGAAGAAATCCTAGAAGATGATGATGCTTTAGAGGAAGAAGAGCAAGAGGAGTTAGAAGATGAAACGCTAAACGAAGAAGAACACGAAGATGTTGAGGATGAAAACCCGGAAGATGTTTCTTATGAAGATACACAGGAAGAGGAAGAAAAAACATTCTCACAGGCAGATGTAGACCGAATAATAAATAGAAAATTCGGGAAAGTGAGACGAGAAACCGAAGCCGAAAAAGAACAGTATAACGAACTTATACACACACTTAAAAGCGGCATGAAATTTGAAGGTGAAGATGTTTCAATCGGAGAACTCAATAAAAAATTACGTGAAGCTTTTGAAGAGCAAGATGTGACTATTCCGGAATATCACAGAGGGCTTTCTAAGCACGAACAAGAAGTATTAGCGAAAGACAGAGCTAATGAAGTATTGGAAGGGGGGATTGAGGATGTAGCAGAAGAATATCAAAGACTTAGAGATAAAGACAGACTTTCATATAGCGAACAAATACAATTTAAGACATATGAAAGAGAGCTTGCGATTTTCCAGGCGAAAGATGAGCTTGAAAAGCAAGGAAAAGACTCAAATGTACTTGAAAGCGAAGATTTTATCAAATTTGCAAGCAAATATAAGGCTGATATTTCGCTAAGTGAAATATACAGTGATTATGAAAGATACACAACAAACCCGGAAATAGAAAACAAGCCTAGACCGGCAGGAAGTGTTAGGAGTAAAAAACAAAGTAACAAAATAAAAAATCATTATTCCCCAGACGAGGCAAGAGAGTTTACGACAGAGGAACTGCTTAAAAATCCAAAGTTACTAGATGCAATCAACAAATCGTCTGAGGAGTGGTAAGAAAAGGAGAAAATAAATAATGGCAAATACTAAAATGGGTGCTAATTCAAACTTTGCACCTAATGTAGAAGCAGCAAATATTTTAAGAGATTTAGAAAAGTTTACGGTACTTGAAAAGGACTGTACAAAGGAATTTTCAGGAGATATAAAATTAGGAAACAGAGTAGAGATTTTAGGAGCAACAAGACCTACAATAGCGGACTATACGGGGGAAGCTATTAACGGACCGGAAAGAATTGATGCTACTAAAATCGTAATGGATATCGACCAAGCAAAATATTATAACTATGGTATTGATGATACAGATAGACCAGGAATGAAAAAAGGTTCTGAAAAGGTAATGAGACAGGAAGCAGCGGCGGCACTAGCCGAAGAATATGAAACTTTTATTGCTTCTATGGCTAAAAATTCTGGTAATAAAGCAACATCAACACAATTAAATACAGAAGCAGAATTAAAAGAGGCAATTGACGCTGGTTTGGTGTGGTTAAGAAATAACTCTGTGCCAATGACACAAAGAGTAGTTGTTGAAATGACGCCTAATTTCTATGATATGTTTGAAAATGCTGTAATTGAACTTAAAACCAAAAATGATGACCTGATTTCTTTGGGTGTTATGGGGCAATATAAATCAGCATATGTAAAGATGAGTAATCAGTTATACAATAACGGGACAGATGACTTTTTAATGATTAGGACGAATAGAGCTATTGCAGCAGGAAAACAGATTGAAAAGGTAGAAAAATACAGACCTGAATCATATTTTCAAGATGCAGTAAAGGGCTTAATGGTATTTGGGGCTAAGGTTGTAAGACCTAAAGAACTATATACAATTAAAGCTCATAAATAAGAAAAGGAGAAATTAAAAATGGCAAGAACTGTTTTAGCAAATATAACTAAAGGAATAAGAAATGATGGAGTTGAAATTGAAGGTGCTTCATTATCAACAACTGATAAGTACATAGATTTTGGAGGTAATAACACAAGAACAGCGGTGCTGGTCTCAAATGCGGGCAGCTCTGCCTCTACGGTTACTTTTTATCATGGTGACGGTGTACAAGGTGTAGAGAACGGAGATTTAGAAGTTACTTTAGGAGCAGGCAAAGAGGCATTGGTGTGTTTGGAAAGCGGCAGATTTAATATTACAACTGGGGAAAACAGAGGTTTAATAAAATGCAAAGCATCAGCTGCTGTTACTATTTCGGTAATTGAAATTGCTTAGTATAAATAATAGAAGGGGGGGGACTACCCCCTTTATTTTGTATAAGGAGGTAATATATGAGTGTAAAACAAGTAAAAGAAATAAAAAGACATATATTAGCTTTGATTGAAGAATATAGTACGAATGCTACTAAGTCAGGAAGTATCGAAGAGTATTTAAATGTTACTTGGAGTGATGACGCAGATATCAACACTAAACTTATCCCTCTTATAAACCTACAATATCAATTTCTAGCTAATCAGGAAGGAATAATAAGGATTAAAGATATAAGTATTACAGACAATACAAATAAACCAAACTATTATACAAAATATTCTTTAGCGGGTGCAAGTAAATTAAGAAGCGTAGAAATTCTTGAAAGTGATTTAGATACAATAAATTATAAGTATTTAAATGGAAAGTTATATGTGAAAAATACATTTACAGGTATTATCGAAGTAGAGTATAACGCTTATGCTGATGACCTAACAGAGATAGATGATAATGATATAGATGACTACGAACTTGAAATAAGTCAAAATGCTTGTGTTGCTCTATGTTATATGGTTGCGGGAGATATTCTTATAACGGATACATCAGCAAACTATACAGCGTTTTCAGGAAAGGCAAGCCAAATTATACAGGCACTTGATAATGAAACAAATAGCATGATAGGTATAGTGGAACAAGCCGATTTAAGAGGTATTTGATATGGTTCAGGTAACAAGAACATATGAAAATATAAGAGGAGTAGACTTTTCAAAAGAAGCAAGAAACGTAATAGTAACAAGGTCACCGGATATGGTGAATATGTGGAAAGATTATAATAGTGATGATGAAGCAATAGTCACACGAGAAGGGTTTAATATTGTAAGAGATTTTAATAATACAAATTTAGCTTTGCAAGGAATAGATAAAAAAATATACGGAATACATTTTTTTGAAGATACAGGCTCTAATCACAGAATATATCATGTAGGTCCATATTTAATATATGAGGGTAGTACTATTGAGAATGATGAAATTATTTCATCCGATATGAATAAGAGAAAATCAATCAGCTTTATGTATAATAAAAAGTTATATATTTTAGATGGTCGGAGTTATTACAGATACTATATTAAAAATGAAGGAAATAAATTAAGTCATATACTTGAAAAAGTATCAGATAGTACAAGGATACAAAAAGAATTTAATAAATTAGACGGTACAACTGTTACAAGTGATAGTGAGCTTGATATTCCCTTTGTTCCTATAACAACAATGAGCAGAGCTCCTTTAGGCGGGGGAGATGTATATCAGCAAATTAATATACTTTCTCCTTATAGGAAGAATGCTTTTATCGGAGATTCAACAAATAAAGTCTATTCATTAGATACAACCGGAATTGACGGGAACTTAAGTAATATTAAAGTATGGATAAACGATACTCATATTGATGTAGTAAACGGTACGGAGATAAGTTATTCTTATCAAGCCGACGGAAGCAGTGAAGTAACATCAGAAACAAAAAGTTTTAAGATAAACAGTGTTGATGCTGCAAAAGGAACCATAACTTTTAATAATGCACCGCCGAAGCCTTTAACTCTTGGGGAAAGCAATATCATTATTTTGTTTAAAAAGGAGATATCAGGATACGCTGATAGAATAAATAAGTGTACTATGTCTGTTAGATTTGATAATAGATTTTTCTTTAGCGGTAACGATACTTACAGAAATGCTATATTCCATTCTGAACTTAATAATCCGGAATATATAGGAGACCTTAGCTATTATCAGGACGGGGCGGATAATGAAGCCATAACAAGTCTTTGTGTAGGAGGTAATGTACTGTGGGTATTTAAAGACGGAAGAGAAGGCGGGACCAACCTTTATTATCATACAGCAAGCAGTTCCAATATTACGTTAACGGATTCGACAGGGAATACTTACACTGATACAAAAAAAAGTTATCCAATGAAAACCGGTAAATCAAGTTTTGGAGCGATAGGTTTTTCCTGTAATTTTTCAGATGACATATGTTTCTTAACAGGCAAAGGAATTTACGGACTTCAATATTCGGATTTAAGCAGTGATATTTATTCGGAAAACTTTGTATGTTCAAGAAGTAAAAATATAAACAAAAAGCTGCTTGGAGAAAGCAATTTCGGTGATGCTGAGGTTGCGGAATATAAAGGATATATGTGTATACTTGTAAACGGACATATGTATCTTGCAGATTCGAGGGCTACATTTAAACAAAACAGCGGTTTTGAGTATGAGTGGTTTTATTTTGAACATATAGGCATAGAGAATGAAGGTGACTTTCATGAAGCATGTTATTTAAAGAGTTTTACTAAAGACGATGAAGAATTTTTATATTTTGGGACTAAATACGGCGAGCTAGGGTTATTCAGTGATGATACATTTGCAGATAATGGGGTCGGAATAGAAAGTTATTTTACGACGAAAGCCGATAACTTTGATATAATAAATCATTTGAAAAATACTAATAAAAGAGGAAGTATTTTAAAAATGAAAACTATACCTAACTCATCACTTAGAGTATACGTTAAAAACAATAAAAAAGAAGATTATAAATTTATAACACAACTATCAACTACGGGTTTTGATTTTAGTAGTTTAGATTTTGCTAATTTTACATTTAATACTGATAAAATACCCAACTATCTTATAGTGAAAAATAAACAGAAGAAGTTTAATGAAGTACAGTATAAAATAGCAGGTGAAGGAGTCTTTAAACGTGAAAAAACCAATAGCAAAACAAAAGGGACCGTAGTAGAAGAGAAAAGAGAATGTAAACCTTTTGGTTTTTACTCTTTTACGGTAGAAGCAATAGAAGGCGGATATATAAAGAGGTAAGTAATATATGAGTATAGAAAAAATAAATCTTGACACATTAAGTATAGTTGAAAGTCTTGATACACAGCCTACAGTGACAGGAAAGGAGCTTCAAAAGAAGTTTGATGAAGGGACTAAGACATTAGCGGGGTATATAAACAGTAATTTGATACCGGTAGTAAATGATAATAATAATAATATTTCTGATTTATTAACTAATACAGCGAAAAATAGCAATAATATAAAGTCTCTTAACGACAGTGTGAGCAGTATTAATACAAACATTTCAAATCTTATTAAAACAAAAATGTTTAAAACAAAAGTAAAGGCTGATTCACACGGTCATGCTACAGGTCAGTTTGCGATAGCTATGACCGGATATGAATGTATAGGTGCTATAGCTTTTGACGTAATGGGCACGAATGCGACAAATACGTTTTTTTATAGAATGACAAAAAATGGTTCATGGGCTATAGGTAACTGTGAGCCGAAAACTACTGATGTAGAAATAAGTATAATTTACCTATATGTTAAATCCTAAAGAAAGGAGGGATATTTTATGGCTAATCCTTATAGTAATCTTAGCAAAATTTCAAAAAATATATATAATAGTACAAACAAAGCTGCGGATGGATATTATAATCAAACATCAAAGGCATTGAGTAATACTCAAAAACAAACAGAAAAAGAGTTAAATCAAAAAAAAGTACAAGCTGATAAAGCAGCTATGACCGAAGGAAAGGCAGCTCAAAGTAATTATATGCGTTCGATTAATCCTTATGGAGCCGGGGCAGAAAGCCAGGCAATTAATGGGTTAGCAGGAAGCGGCTTTAGTGAAAGCAGTAAGATTTCAGCTTACAATTCGGCACAGAACAGGATAGCGAATGCGAGAAGTACGGCAGAGCAAGCAAAAGTTGATTATGATAATCAGATTGCTCAAAGCAGAAATACAAGAGATACACAGCTTGCAGAAGCAGCACTTAATAAGCTGAATATAAAGAGTGATAATGCTAATAATTATGTAAATCAAAGAATTAGTGTTGCAGGTGGAGACGCTGATTGGAGAATTAATTCTGCAAATTATAAATTATCGAAAAAACAGCTTGATTTACAAAAGAAAGAGCTTAAATTCAATATGGATCAAGCAAAAAAAGCTAACGTCTCATCGAGCAGAGGGGGAAAAAGCAGTAAATCAAGCAGCTCGAGTAAAAAATCCAATTCTTCGGGTAGCAGTAAAAAGTCTAGCGGAAATAGTTCAAAAAACAAAGTTAAAATATAGGCTTGGTGGGACGTAAAACAAAAAAACACAAAAGAAGGGTTTATTACTCTTCTTTTTTTATATAGAGGAGTAAAAAAATGGCTAGAAAGAAGAAAGAAAAATCGTGGGAAGAAAAATTAAATAACGCAGGATACGGAAACTCAAGCAATCTTAGTCAAAACCAGAGGAGTCTTACAAAAGAAGGAAAGTCAAAGGCGAAGAGTAAGACTAAATCAGGAGAAAAGGTAAAGAGTGCATATAAAAATACCAATATAAAATATAATACTTCTCCTTCTTCATCGAGTGTCACAAGTACGGGAAGACATGACATAGGGAGTAATAAACGTGTTACCAGTAATATAACAAAGCCATCAATACGTTATAGTAATGTAACAGGAAGAGGCGAAAGTAAATATAAAATAGGAGATTTAAACCCTTTTAGCCGAGGCTATAGTATTAATAATAATATTACAAATAAAATAACAAACAATATCACAAAAGAAAATAAATTTAAAAATATTAATTTAATAAGATTTAGTGATGATGGAAGAAGTGATAAAGAAAAATACAAAGATGCGAGAAGTCACGAAAAAGATGCAGTAACGGATAAAGACTATAAGAAGTACGCAAAAAAAGGCAAAGAAGAAGATTTAAAGGCTAGTGAAGGGGCTACGGCTAATAACCTAACATACTCTATAAATAAACATAAACAGAATGACAGCAGGAAGGATACAAAAACCGATGTAGAAAAATATAGTAAGTATAAGTTTTTAAAGAAAAATGAAATAAATACATATTACTATGTGTTAGGCAAATACGGCAAAGAGGAAGCAGAAAGATACCTAACCGATATAGACCAAGAACTGGAACAGAGAAAAGCAGATAACGAGACTGCACAGTTAAAAGAGATACAAAAAAGTACGGATAATGAAAGGGAGTATAATTTTAAGCTTTTAGGTTATAGAGCAAGCGAAGCTTTTAAAAATGCTGTTAGCGGTTTAGGCTTAGGGACAAGAATGCTTAGCGGAAACGATACTACGGAATCAACAAAAGCAGGGCAATTAAACAGAGAAGAAACCGTAAATACTATAAAAGATAAAGTAACCGATGAAAAAGGTAGGCAAATATATACAGACCATAACGGAAATGAAAGTGCTATATATACCGAAGAGGGTAAAAAATATTTAAAGGATAAAGACGGAAATAACATTGCAGTAGTGGTTACAGATAAAAAAGGTAATATGTATGCTGCTGACTTAGATAAAAACGGAAATATAAAGACAAATAAAAAAGGGCAATATTACACCTATGAATTAAATGAAAAGCTAAAAGGAAATCTGTCTTCAATAGCCATGGAAACGGCTGAAACTGTTATAGATCAGACACCTCAGCTTGTACTTGGTGCTGTTACGGGAAGTGAAATAGTCTCTTTGGGAGCTATGGGGGCAAGTGTTTTCGGAAATAGCAAAAATCAAGCATTAAAAGAAGGAAAGACAGTAGAACAAGCAACGAAATTTGCAACATTAAGTGCGTTAAAAGAAATAGGAAGTGAAAAAGTATTAGGTTTTGTTCCAGGGATAAATAAAGAAAATGCAGGGCTTTTTACGAAAGTATTAGAAAAAACAGTAAAACCTCTTGCAAATAACAGAGTTGTAAGCAAATTTATAGGACAGGCATTGGAAGAAGGAGCAGAAGAAGTAGTTGGTGATATGTTTGAACCATTGATAGAACGTGCTTCATATGGCAAAAACGTTGACAAAAACGGTAAAGAGATAAGCCTAGGAGAAAGTTATAGACTAAAAGGCAAAGATGTATTAAAAGACATGGTAATAGGTACTCTGTCAGGTGCAGTAATGAACACCGGTTCATCAGTTTTCAGTGCGGTACAAAGAGGTAATACAACTAAAGCTATACAGGAAATGGCTAAAACCTCAGAAACAGAAAGCCCGAAACAGCTTGCAGATGAACTTACATTTAAAGAAACCCTTGAAAATAGCAAAATTCAAAAGCCTAAAAAAGGCAGGAGTAATGATATAACAAGCGGAGTAGGAATAATTGAGGGTACTCTGGGATATGAAAACGGCAAGTTTGCTGAAAGCTATTCTAAGAATGAGCTTATAAATATGTTCGGGGAAAACAACACTAACAAATATTTAAATGAAGTAAAAGAGATAAGAAGCGAACAGATAAAAGGAGTAAAAAAAGCTTTAGAGGGTGTAAAAAACTATAAAGAGTGGAGAGATGAAGCAAGAAATGGTGTTACAGAAAGAGACGAGAACGGAAATATAATAAGAAAAACCAGGACTGTAGGAGCGTTTACCGAACGTAATAGGTTAAAGACAGAAACAGAAAATACAAATTTAAATGCTGAAATAGCTAAAGAGTTTGAGCTTTCAGAGGATAAAGGCGTATTAGAGTATGAGAAAGCTATAAGAGAAGGGAAAAACGAAAGCGAACTTCCATATAGATTGTCGGAAAATGGAGTAAATAATACTGCTAGAAGAGATATAAAAGATATATTGAAAGTTGATACTTCTAATTATAACGTTGGGATATTAAAACAGGCAGTAGATAATATAAATTATAATGAAACAAATGCCGGTACAGAAGACATAGCAAGAGCAAAATATATAATTGATAATTACGATAGTATCGAGCGTAACAAGGTGCTAGATAACGATAAAGGAACTTTAGGATTAACACTTAATAAAGTTATAGGTGATAATCATTACATTGTAGAAATGGCTGTGAACACGTCTGAGGGAAATATATTTATAACAGATGTATTAAAAACAGACATAGACAGAGGAACAACTATTGATAAAGAAGGACTTGAAAGACAGAAGATACAAGATGATTTTAAAGAAAAAGTAGATCATAGTTTATTAATAGATGCTTTGTCTGAAAAAGTAGGGCTTAAAGTAGAGTATGAAAACGCTGAAGAAAGCGAAAACGGATATATAAGCGGCGATACTGTAGTGATTAATGTAAACAGCGATAAAAGTTTTATATTTACATTTGGTCATGAATTAACGCATTATATAAAAAGTAAGAGTGATAAAAGTTATCAAAGTTTTATAAAGGTAGCAGATAAGATTATAAAGGGAAACAGTAAGTATAGAGAACAAAAGGTAAAGACAGAAAGTATATATAAAGAAGCCATTGAAAGCGGAAGAATAGTATTAAATGAAAATGAGAATACAGAAGATTATATTCATGAAGAAGTAATCGCTGATTTTGTGGGAAATGTGGTATTTAGAAACGATGAAAAAGCAATGCGTGCGATAGTGAAAGAGGATATAAGCACTGCTCAGCGTATTGTGGAATTTTTCAAAAGTATACATGATACTCTTAAAAAAGTAAGCAAAGGCGAAAAAGGATATAAGGAAGCTATACAGATATTAAAAGCAGAAAAAGCTTTCAATAAAGCAATCGGTGAAATAAGAGGAATAAATGCTTTAATAGGTAAGGATACCAATAAGGCACAAAACTCTTTAAATAAGACGGCTGAGGAAATATCAGAGGGTAAGAAAACTACCGACATTAAATATTCTATTCAAAGTGATAAAGATGGAAATAAGTATGTAAAGATAGATACAGATCAAGATATATTTGAGGGAATAGCAAAGAAAGATTATTCAAAGATTGCAAAAATGTATATGCAGGATTATTTAAGAGGAGAAACTGTGTTAAGTAAAGATGATAAAGCAATTATAGGAAGAAAAGGTATTAATAAATATACTAACCCTGGTAAAAGACAATTTCTGTTTGATAAAAAGATGAGACTTACACCTGAACTTAAAAATGTTTTAAAAATAGCTAAAAAAATAGAAGAAAGTGATGCATCAAAAGCAAACAGTAAATATAAAAACTGGGAATATTATAATTTCAAATTTTCTATAGACGATAAAAATTTTTCAGGAATAATCAATATTGGTATTGATGAAAATGGAAATAAACATTTCTATGAAATAAATAATATAAAAGAAGCTCGATTAGGTGGTATATCAGGTATTTCTCCTGAATCGACCGTTCCTAAATCAAGCTTTTCTATTAATAGTATATCCAAAGAAGCAGGAAATAGCAACGGTTTTAGTGAAAAAAATAATAAAAAGTTTAGCAATAAAAAATATTCTCTAAACGAAAACTTCACTAAAGATGTAAGAGAGATAATAGATAAAAAGTCAGATAAGGAATATGTAAAAGTATACAACGGTACACCTATACCGCTTATGGAAAGCGGAATGAAAAACTATCCTATGTATATGACAAGAAATCATATTATATCAACGGTACTCACTCAGGCAGAAGCTAAAGAAAAAGGTTTTCCGTTAAGAAAAGGTAGAAACAAGAGACTAATTAATTATCATGGTTTAGGCGAACAGGGGCTTATAGACAGCCTTTCGTCTTTAGAAAATCCGAGAACTGTATATAGGTATACAGATATAGACCCTAAATATAACAGTGATAACTTTTTAATAGACACTGGACTTAAAGATAAAGACGGAAACAATATAATAGTTACTGCAAGGATAGCGGATAACAGAGTTATATTAGATGAAGATGATTACAACTTAATAACGTCGGCTTATGGTAAAAATAACTACGATAGCTATATTCAAAAGCAGCTTGCAGATAAAAAAATAAGAGTTGTATACCCAAGGTGGAGTGACATCGCTGGTCACAACATCACCGAGGATAACAACCCTTTTAATAACAGTATATTGGAAAATAAGGATAAAGTCAATAAGAAGCATTCTATTTCGGAAGAAACAATAAGGTTAGTAGAAAATTCGGATAATGAAATTATGAAAGAAATGTTAAATGAGATAAGAAGTTTAACAAAAAGAGTTGAAGAGTTAAATAAAAATTCGAATATTGAAAGAACCGAAACAGAAAATATCAATCAAGCTATAATAGAAGAAAATAACAAAAAAGTAAACGAAAGTAAAGAAATACCTAATATTGATGATACTGTTTTTGATGAAGTTATCACTACTTCCAAGGAAAAGACGCAAAGAGTTTATAACAGGGAAGTAGAAAAGACAAGGGGATTAAATAAAGAAGCAAAAAAAGGTTTGCCGACAAAAGAAAAAAGAGAACAGATAGCTAAGATAAATCAGATAAAAAATGCAGATGAGTTGATAAGATACTTAGAAGAACAAACCAAAAAAGAAAAATCGGAGAGAGAAAGCAAAAAAGGGGAAAATAAGAAAGTACCTTTTAATAAGTTTGATAAGCTAAGACAGCAGATATTTAACAGCGGTCATGCTTTTGATAAGTTATCTAATATAATTGGAGATAACAGTGTTAGAGATATGTATAACAGTAACTTACACTCTTCACAGTCTGCATGGGGGTGGTTAGATAAAGAACAAACAGACTTATGGGGAAATGTAACGGGGAAAAGCGTAAAAGATATATTGGAACCTATAGCGAATGAAGATAAAATATATGAGTTCAGTGATTATTTATATCATTATTTAAACATTGACAGGTGGAAAAGAGGTAAGGCTCTTGATGAAGGTGTGAGTGAAAATGTTTCATCTATAATTGTACAGAACTATGAAGAAAATAACCCTGTTTTTAAAGAAACTGCTAATGAAGTATGGGAATATTACAGAAACATACTTGATTATAATGTTCAAGCCGGTTTAGTAGAAAAAGAATTTGCTGAAGAATTGAAAAAACAAAGTCCTCACTATATACCATTATCTATTGAAAAGTTTTCTAATGAGTTTGAATATTACAAGCCTCATGAAGATTTTAATGAAATAGAAAATCCTATCAAACTTGCAAAAGGGGGCAGTGGTTTTACAAGCTTAACTCTTATTGATAAAGCAATGATTAGAAGTGCTAATAACACTATCAAAAACGCAAGGCTTAATATGTTAATGAACAGTGTGTATGATGCAGTAAAAGCAAATACCGATAAAACAAGCGATTATGTCAAAATAATCAGCGAACCGGTAACAGAAGTAGAAGGCAGGAGCGGTATACTGATTAGCAGTGTAAGAATACATGCAAATAATATTGTTACATTTGGTGTTAATGGTTTTGAAACAAAAGTAAAAATGCAAAAAGACTTTATACAAGGTTTAAATGATTTATCAAGTAATCAAGACTATTTAGCAGATAATGTGATAGCTCAGGCACTTGCTAAAGGAGTGGATTATTTCAAGAGGTTACATACAAGTTATGACCCTACATTTATTATTCGTAATTTCTTTAGAGATTTTCAGGACGCTTTGATATGGACAGATAAACCTTTAGAGTTTGTGAAGAAATATCCAAGAGCGTTTAGGGAAGTTAAAAGGGGACTCGGTATAGGACTTACAAGGAAAGCGAGAAACAGAGGCAGCAGGCTATGGGATCTATATGTTTCTCTCGGAGCTGTGGGAGAAGTAGGGGTAAATGAATATTCGGATTTTATAGATAGTAAAGGAAACATAAGAAAAGGTATAAATAAATTTGCAGGAAATATTGAAAAGTTAAATCTTTTAATAGAACAGGCAGCGAGATTTGATGAATTTTTAAGACAACTTGAAAAAGACGGGCAGTTAGAAAAAATACAAAACAGCGAAAGTCTTTCAAAGAATGATTATAATTCATTAATGAATGCTCTATATAAGGCTGATGATATTACACTTAACTTTCAAAGAGGCGGTAAAATAACAAAGACGGCTAATAAATATTTGATACCTTTTATAAATCCGGCACTACAGGATTTTTCAAAATTTGTAAGAAATATAACAGCTATGGACTCTTGGGATAGTAAAGATAAAAAGCAAATATTATCTTCTTCTGTTAGATTTTGTGCGAAAGCAACACTTCTTGGGCTTAAAACTTACGCAGTGTCACAGCTTATAGGAGTAATAGCAGAAGCACTTACAGGAGATGATGACGAAAAAAAGAAGAAGCTTGAAAAAGAAATGTCATCTTATACAGACTATTTTAAGAAAAGTCATTTCTTAATTCCTATATGGGACGAAGAAAAAAAAGAATATATTACAATAAGGATACCTAAAGGAAGGATACTAGGAAGTATAGTAAACTTTACTTCTGATACTATAAAAGACGGTTTTAATATAGAAAACTATAAAAATGATTTAGTATATTTATGGGAGCAGATAAGCCCGCTTGAAACAACGGCTATATGGGGAACATTAACACAGGCGAAAAATAATGTAAATTATTTCGGAAGTCCCATTGTTTATGATAAATATAGTGAATTACCTGATAAGGACCAATATGACGACAGTACTACAAGTATAGCTAAAAAAATAGGAGAAATAACAAATATAAGTCCTATGAAGATAGATTATGTATTAGATCAGTATTCTGGAGTTCTTGGTGATGTTATAATGCCTTTTCTTGCAACAGACGGTAATACAAGTCTTTACTATAACAGTTTGACTGAAAATACATTAACAGATGTTATTGGTAATATGACTAAGAGGTTAAAAGTAGATACTGTATATTCTAATAATACAAACAGTAAATATTCGAATATGAAACAAAAGTTAACAGAAGATTCAGCAGTAGAAAAAAGAATAGAAGGTAATTATGGCAAGACTCCGACTAAAGCGATGATTGCACTTGTAAAAGCTAATGATAGTGAAATAAGTAAGCTTTATACAAAAAAAGAGCAGATATACAAAAATACAAAGCTTTCTAACAATGAAAAGAGAGAAAAATGCAGGGAAATTCAAATAAAAATTAATAAATACAAAGAAGCAACACTTGAAGAAGTGGAAGCGATAAGACCGGAACTTGAAAAAGCTTATAAGGAAAACTACAAAAATGCTAAAAAGAAATATGACGATAAAGCTTATGGTAAAGTATATTCTTCTGATGTAGCAAACGCATTAGTAAAAAAAGTAAAAACAGAACATGCGGGAAAGCTTGCATTAAATATGTTATATCCTACAAGTGATAATTTAGATGATACTGACGGAAGTGATAAATATAATAACGGTGAAAGCATCAAAAACTGCAAAATATTAAAAAAAGCAGGGGTAAGTTATTTGGAACAGGCGGAGTATCAGGTGTATGTAAATAAATACAAATACAAAAAGAAAACGGAAGTAAGCTATGAAGAAAGAGCAAAGAAGTTTAAAAATAAACTTAAATCTCTTAAAAATTTAAATACTTCCGAAAGAAATCTATTATATATGAGTACATATAAATATAATTTTAACGGAAATGCAAAAAGATATGAAGTATATGGTAATGTAAAGTATGATGTAGCAATGTATTTAGCTAAAAATAAAAATTTAACAACAGCACAAAGAGCTAAAATTGCTAAAAATGCAGGCTACGAAATTATTAAAGAAGGTAAAGATACTTACATAACTTGGTAAAGAAGGAGTATCTTATAAAATAAAAATACTTAAAGGGGCTTATAAAAGCCCTTTTTTAGTGAAAAAGGAGAGAGTATATGAAAATTTACCAAGGAAGCAATGATAGTCTTATGTTTAATCTTAGCGGTGGATTTATTGAGGCTTCTAATTTTTATGCGGTACTGGTTAAAAGCAGTAAAAAACTGAAAGAGTGGGAGAGAGACGATATTGATATTACAAATAATATTTTATCACTATCATTAACACAGGAAGAGACAGCAATGTTCCCCTCCGGGGATGCGATATTATCAATGAAATGTTTCAACAGTAATAGCCAGGTTGAATTTGCAGCAGAAATAGAAATTGAAATAATAGCAAGAAAAGATAAAGGCTATATATTTTAGGGGTGGATTATGAGTGAAATAACAATTGTGCCTATTGAAAGTAATAATGTAGAAAATATAGAAAGTGTAAAAGGTTCTATTATTATTAAAAAGGGATACAGCCCTTATATAGGTGATGACGGATATTGGTATGAGTACGATGAAAATACTAATAGTTTTTTTAATACAGGTATCATTGCGGGAAGCGGTGATATGAGAAGAAGTGTTTATGATCCCGACGGAGACAATATAGTAGATATCGCAAAACAGGCAGATAATGCGGATACGGTAAACAACCTTACGGTAGAAACGGCTGTACCGGAAAATGCGGTATTTACTGATACGACATATAACGAAGCTAGCATAAGTGAAGCAGGACTGATGAGTTCATACGATAAGATGAAGCTTGACGGGATAGCAAGAGGGGCTACGAGAGTGGACGTAGTGGATTCACTTGAAAGCACCGAGACGGGTAAAGCTTTATCGGCAAATCAGGGAAAAATAATTTCAGAGAGAGTTACATCTTTAGAAGACAAAACACAGCCGGTGCTGTTTGAAGGTTCTATAAATACGGGAGTAATAACGCTTAATGAAAGTATGTACAATTATAAATTTTTAGTATTTTTAATCAAAGGACCTGATAGTGTTAATGGCTTTGGTTACGGTTTGTTTCCGGTTATACGTCCTGAAAATCACGGACAAAGCGAACCACTGATAATGGCAGACCCGACAGGTGAACATTATCATTCTACATATGTAGGGAAGTTTTCTTATGGAACCGAAGGAATGACCTTGACATTTGAAGACCCGATAATGAATGTTACACATAATCTTAATAAAACACACGGCGGTACAACAACGTACAGCGTAAGTAAAATTATAGGTATAAGGTAGGTGTAAAAATGAAGATACGATTAGATGAGAATAATTATATAGCGGCATATGCGATTATAGGAGATGTGGAAGACAGTATAGAGGTAGGTTTTGGTGAGGAGGTCTTTAATAACTTACCATGTTTTTTATGTAAGTATGAGAATGAAAAAATAGTTATTGATGAGGATAAAAAAGCTGAATATTTAAAAGAACAGGAACATCAAAGTCAGACATATATTATTCAATCACAGATAGATGAAATAAGTATGTGGCTTGATGAGTACGATGAAAAGTACAAAGAATATGAAAGATGTCAGCGTTTTGGCTTGGATTTTGAAGGAGATATTGAAGAATTAAACACTCAGGCTTCGGAAAAACAGAGATTATTGATAGAGTTAAAAAATCAGCTAAAACTGTTAAATTAATATGGAAATTTATGATGTATAAATACTAATGGAGAAATGAAAATTGCTTAAAACGGCTCTGAGGAGGCGTTTTTTTAGTGATTTTTATATTTAAAACCTAAAGAAAGGAACAAAAGAAATGAGATGAATGAAGCTACATTTATAGGTTATTTTGTAATGGCTGTTATCACACTTGGCGGGTTTTTAGCCGTAGTGTCAAAAATAACACAGCCTATTAATGACTTGCGTCTTGTAGTACAGGAGCTTAAAGATTGTATACAGTCATTAAAAGATGACAGCTTGTCGCAAAATAACAGAATAACAAAACATGGTGAGGAAATAGATAATCTTAATCACAGAGTAGGTACATTGGAAACAAAAGTTGATATGTATCATAAAAAAAATAAAGAGTATTAAAAAAAGGAGAAATAAAGATATGAAAAATGTAATAAATAAAGTAAAAGAAGTGGATAACGGAACAATAGCAAGAACAGTCGCTGTTATAGGAGTATTGATAAATCAGTTTTTGGTTATATTCGGAAAGGAAAAATTGCCATTTACAGAAGAAGAAATTTATCAAGGTTTTTCAATGGTTTTAAGTGTCGGGGCTACTCTTTGGGCGTGGTGGAAAAATAATAGTTTTACTTCTGCTGCAATCAACGGCGACAACTTGAAAAACGCACTAAAAGAGGGAACTGTAAAAGTCGAAGATTTTGAAGATGATATTGACGATGATGAATTAGATGTAGTCGAAGAACCTACGGAAGAATAGGGGGTGTTATTATGGCAAATACGGCAGATAAAGTAATTAAATTTGCTCTTGCGGAAGTCGGGTACATAGAAAAGAAAAGTAATAAAAGTTTGGACAGCAAAACGGCGAATAAGGGAAGTGCCAACTATACGAAGTACAACCGAGATATGAAAAAGGTCAGAGGTGCCGGAACCGTAAAAGACTTTTGGTGTGCTAACTTTGTTTCTTGGTGCTTTTATAAAGCATTTGGGAAAGACACCGGGAAAAAGGTAATGTTGGGGTATTCAAATTATGTACCGACCATATATAGTAATTACAGTAAGGCTAAAAGAATAGTCAAAAGCCCTAAAAAGGGACATATAATTATATTTGGTAGCAATTCCCACGTAGGATTGATTTATAAGGTCACAAAGGGATATGTATATACTATTGAGGGCAACACTTCGTCAGGTGATTTTAATGCTAACGGCGGGGCTGTGTGTAAGAAAAAATATAGTAAAAATTCCAAATGGATTAAGTGCTATTGCAGACCTAAGTATACCGTACCTGTGAGTGATTATCCTACACTTAAAAAGGGCAGTAAGGGGTCTTATGTCAAGAAGTTACAGACTAAGTTAAATGAGTTTGGCTATAACCTTAAAATAGACGGGATATTCGGTGCTGCAACCTTAGCGGCAGTTAAGAAATTCCAAAAGAAATACAAACTTGTTGTTGACGGTATCGTCGGTAAGAAGACTTGGGCTAAATTGTATAAATAATAATAAATGAAATGTAAAAAAGAGGAGGTTAGACTCCTCTTTTTTTGTGTTTATTTGTCTTTAATGTGTTGACTGCGATTTGTAAGAACTGTGATTTTGATAAATCCAAACTTAATAAAAAAGAATATTAACACCAAAAAAACAGGTATTGGTGAACCTGTTTTTTTGGTGAATTACATACAGAACAACTAACAAAAAATAATACGTTTATTTCTGTATTTTTTGCAAGTAACCAACTTGCTAGTCTGAGTCTCCTCATAAACTTTTCTATATTAATTATATTCATTCTAATTATATTTGTCAATACTTTCAATGTTGGCAGAAAAAAATATGTAAATTTAGATATACACCCTTGATATACACAGAATTTTCTATTAATACATAATATGTTTGGTTGGGACATATTAATATCATATTTACATATCAACTCTTACTTTAAATTTTAACTGCCAACATTTTATAGAAATACTATTCGTTATTTCTAATATCCTTTATTAGATTATATAATAATCCAATAAAAGTTAAAGTTTTAATTCCTACATCTAGAAAATTTGAAAAGTTTATAGGATGACTCCTTTCTTCTGTGCTGTATAGGATTAAATATATTATACAAAACATCCCATATTTTGACAATGGAATATGTATAAAGTTTTTTAGATAAACAAAAAAAAAGAGCATCAT